AAACAGGCAGGACTAGATGAGTTCCAAGAATTACAGCCAATGTTATTTGCTGGAATGATATTAGAAGGTGGTATCATAGGATACGACACTAATATTGAGACAGGAGGTACAGGGGCAAGATATTTGGGTATTGGTACAACCAACCAATATCGAAGAGATAGCATAGTAGTTTCACTTCGTGCAGTAAGCACACTCACTGGCGAAGTGATACTAAACGTGCAGACACAAAAGACCGTGTTAAGTTCAGGGCAGGCAGGAGACGTATTTAGATTTGTAGATATGGACACTAAACTGCTAGAACTCGAAAGTGGTATGACACAAAACGAAAGTGTAACATTTGCAGTCCGATCAGCGATTGAGGCCGCGGTGTTAGAACTTATAAAGCAAGGTGATGAAAGAGGATACTGGAAGATTGTTTATCCAGAAGATTGGGACGAACAGGTAGAGGAGCAAGAGCAAGCCTACTGGATGAGTCTCAAGGAAAACGGCAATCTTACTGACGAGAAAGATTTAGAACAATTTTCAAAAGATCCAAATGAATTACCATTATGGAAGAGAATTCTTCTTAAAAATAATAAACCAATATTGGAGAAAAATAATGAAGATATTTAAAAACTTAGCGGTTGGTGTCTTCGCTTTAATCGGCCTTATGGCTAATCCGGTACTTGCAGATGATAATGAAGTGTTACTAGACCAAGACGGTGACAATTTAACTTTAACAATCTTACAAGCAGGTACAGGTAACACTCTGTCAGGTGACAGTACTCAAAGTAGTGATTTATTACTAAGTGGATCTAGTATAATATTAGATCTCATACAAGATGGTGATAACAATGACTTCTTTGGTAGTTTAGTACTTGATGGTAGTGGTTCAACTGTTTTAGACTTCTATATGTTAGGAGACGGAAACATTTGGGACTTAAACATAGGTGCAACAGGATCAAGTGACTATGCTGATATGCTTGTAGATATACAAGGTGACAGTAACTTATTTGATATGGATGTAGGCGGGAATGCCAGTGCAGAATACCTTAACTTTGATTTAGTAATACTAGGAGACAGTAATGACTTTGATAGTAGTTTCACAAATAGTAAAGTTTGGGCGGCGGCAGGAGATGGCGACACTTGTGGAACAAACTGTACAGGTTCAAGTGCGATGTCAGGTATCATTATAGATACAGATAATGTTGTATGGAACTTTGACATTAACGGTGGTAACAACAGTTTTGCAACATTACAAAATGGTAATAGTGGAGCAAGTATAACAGCAGACATAGACGGCAGTGACGGAGATTTCCAGTTTACGCAGAATATGACTACAACTTGTTCACCTGCTTGTACTGGTGTGATTAATGTTGAGATAGACAGCGAAAATGCTTCAGTTAGTATTAAACAAACCGACTAGATTATTAGTCGCAGTTTTACTAATTGCAATAGGAAATGTATACGCCGCCGAGTCAATTGGCGGCGTATTTGAACAAAGTGGTAAGCCTGGCAGTATTGTTAGGACCACAGGCGAAGAATTAACAGCAAACTTAGACACAGACATAGAAAGTTACGATAATGTAGAAACTGAAAATGGCAGACTTAAAATTAAGTTTGTGGACGAAACACAAATCAGTTTAACAGAACATACACTTGTAGAAATCACAGAGTATGTTTATGACCCAGACCCCAGCAAAAGCAAAATGGCAATGAACTTTGTTCAAGGCACAGCCAGATTTGCCACAGGTGGTTTAGGGTTAGTTCCAAAAGAGAACATACAGATAGACACTCCTACTGCTGTGATAGGTATTAGGGGAACAGATTTTACTACCACAGTTGACGAACTGGGTAGAAGTTTAGTTATATTATTACCAGATGCAAATTGTGATGATAAAATTAAACTGGAAGAAGGATGTAAGCCTTCAGGAAGTATTACAGTTACTAATGATGGCGGAACAGTTGTATTAGAAGAAGCCTTCCAGGCAGTAATGGTGAGTACATTTGAACAATCACCAACACAGCCGGTAACATTAGTAGATTTAGATTTAAATATGATAGACAATATGTTTATCGTCAGTAAGCCTGAGGAAATTGTACAGGCAGAAGAAGAACAACAAGAAGCACTCAAAGGAGATGGCGGATTGTTGGATTTTAACGGATTAGATGTAGACCTACTAGAAATAGAAGGTTTAGACGAACAAGCAGAACGTGAATTAGAATTTACAGAATTAGATATAAATTTCCTAGATGTAGACTTTTTAAGAGATTTATTGGAAGTAATTGAAGAAGCAGATGCATTAGCAGGACAAGAAGAAGCCAGTAGTAGTGATAGGTTAGTAGACAGAGGTTTTGGATTGCAACCAGACAACCAATTTAACATAGTACCAGATGTGGACGGTAAAGTATTTTTCCTCAGAGTCAGTACAAATTATGTGGGATTAAAAATTAAAAGAGGGCAATCAGGACAAATACAAGTAACTGACAAAGACTTAGGTGAGACTGTGATGTGCCTTAATAACTGTGACGGAATAAAAATAACTATTACACAGGAATAATAAATAGTATTATGAACATTGATAAAAAATTAAACGAAATGGAACCCAAAGACACCCCATTATTAGTATTGGGTTATGTGATATTGGGTATGTTTTTATTATTACCTTTGACAGCACAGGCAACAGACAACGAGGTCAACCTTGTCCAGCAAGGAGATAATTTAACTGTAGATATATTACAGGCAGGTTACGGTAATACAATTAGGAATTTAAACTCAACAACAACTCCTGCTGTATTAAATGGTGCCACAATGAATGTTAGCCTTCAACAAAGAGGTATCTATAATGATATAGGCATTTGGACATCAGGTAGCAATCAAGTTTTAGATACCTACATAGAAGGTGATTACAACGAAGTATTTTTAGACAATCACGGTGACTATGGCCAACTAAAAGCAGACATAATTGGCGACAACAACTATGCTTGGTTAGAGCAAGGTACTACTAACAGCAATCAATACAATCAATTACAACTTTATCAAGCAGGTGATAATCACGATGCTTACATAGAAGCATTAAGCGGAAATAGTAATAGTATTGATGTTTGGATGGGCAATGGACAAGACGATAATTATGTGTATGTTTTAACCGGCAGTGGCAGTGACAGTAACAACATCAGAGTGTGGCAAGGCAAACACGATGACGGCACAACTGACACAGACGAAACAGGTGGTCACGAAGCATACTGGATTGTTAGTGGCGACAGCAACAACTTAGCCAGTTATCAAACAGATGTAAACAGAGGTGGAGGCGGTGGCGACTATCACCACTTAGCAAATTATATTGATGGTAACTACAATGCTGTAGAGCATATACAAAAGGGCAAAGCAGGACACGACGGCTTTGTAGACATAACAGGTGATAGCAATACTGTGGATTTATATCAACGTGGTAACGGTGGGCAAAAATGGGCAGACATAGTTTTAGACGGCAATGGTCATACAGTAGATGTTGAACAACGAGGCAGTCAAAGTGCAACAGCGGCAATTGATTTAACATATGGCACAGGTGCATACACATTTGATTTATCACAGAATGTTACATCATCAGCGGCAACATACAGTATTACAGGAATATGTAATACTTCGGGTGGATGTTCAGTCTCAGTTAATCAAAACAACTAATCGGTTGACATATTACAAAAAATCTATTATAATATAATAACCTATGAAACATATGATCAAGTGGCTGAAAATAACAGCCGGAATAAACTTATATTTGTCAGTGGTAATGACACTGGTATTTTTGACATTGTTATTTGCAATAGTAACAGATTATAATTTAACTAACGCAGATGAGTATATCAGATTCATACTCAAACAAGAACTAGAAAATGCTGAGCAAAGTAACTAGCAGTTTAAAATGGTATGCTGGTGCAATAGCATACGGACATTTATTATTACTGATAGCATTATTTCCCATGTACTTTTTTGTTTTATTTTTATTAGTTGTGCCTTCGTTGTGGCTCTTCATAGCATATTATATGGTGTATAATTATGCACAACGTGAAGGCATAGACTGGCCTAATACACCTATCTATTTGTTTGAACCTAGTGAGTACGACCCGCACATGAGACCTTTTATAATAGTGAACGATTTTGAACCAGACTACGTTTTTGCAGATTATGACCCACGTTACTAAGTACACAAACAGTTTGAGAAACTATGTTATTGCTGTTGTAAGTGCCCACCTAGTAGCATTAGGTTGGTTATTCCCACACGTTCTAATGTTTATTGTTGTTCCTCCAGCAATTTTTTATCTGTTATTTTTATATTGTGAAATTATGTACGAAATTGAAGTTGGCACTAGATTAAGATTGATAAAACAAATCAGTGAAACAGATGATCCAATCACAAAAGAAGTGCTAACGTGGGAATTGATATTACACGAAGAGCATAGTATATTTGGAAATACTTCAAACGATAGGTTAGGATTTTAATTTTATGATAAATATATAATGTTATAATAACAGATGGTTTTATAACACTTATATATAAGGAGAAAATATGAACAAATTTAAAAATGCGTTCTTAGGTATATTTTTTGTAATGTTCGCTCAAGGTTGTGCTACAGTTGGTACTGTAATCGATGGCGGACAAAAACTTGCCACAGACACACTTGATACTGTAACAGGTACAGCAAGTGGTATTGTTGGTTCAGTTGCAAATGACGTCGGTAGTGTAGTTCAAACTACAGCAGAAGTAGGTGTTGGATTAGTCCAAACTGCGGCTGATACTGGTGCTGGTTTAGTACAAGTTGTTGCTGATGAAGTCAACGATCAAACTGATGCTTTACAAGAAGAAGAACCTAAAGAAGAGCCAAAAAAGTAACTAGCTCATTCTTTAAACCTTTTAAGTTTTTAAAACAGAACGAAAAACAAAAAGGTATAGACTCACCCTCGCAAGAGAGTGAGCAGGTAACTGAAGAGGATATTAAAGAACTTATATTGCAAAATAAGGTTCTAAAAGAGTTATTGAAAGATAAACTTTTAGAAGATGCAATTAAAGAATATTGCTCCAAGGTACCTGAAGACTGTGAGTAGATTACTTATAATCTTAACAATAACATTTCCTCTGTTTTTAACAGCAGAGGAAATTGTTATTAGTCCAGCATACTTACCTGAAGGTAGTGTATTAGATCTTACCTATAATCCCCCACTAGATCCTTATTACTGCGATAATAATCCTGAACTTTGTAAAAAGATAGAAACTAGTGACATTCCAATATTTGATATGACACCACGTGCCACTAATGGACAATGGTTAGCATTTTGGACATTTCAATTATTAGATGTATACTCAACATCACGAGCATTAAAGTATGATTGTGTAAAAGAAGTGAATCCACTCTTTACAGAAAATCCTAGTGATGCTAGACTAGTACTAACAAAAAGTTTTTTGTTGCTACCAGGCTTACTGTATAATGATTATTGGACAGAAGTAACACCTAAGGAATTAGACGATACTAATATGTTATATGCGGCAGTTGTTGGAAATAACTTCAGATTGTTACACAAAGCCAAGCAGGAATGCAATAAAATACGATAAATATCGGTATGAAATGGTTATACAGCGGGTACGCAGTAGTAGTATCTATAGCATTGTTACTCGCACTAAGGGTAGTAGACCCTACGCCATTACAAAGTTTACGTGGTCAAGTTTTTGACAGTTACCAACAATTAGATGAAATAGTACAAAGTGATGATGTTGTACTAATTAATATTGGCGAAAAAAGTTTAGCAAAATACGGACAATATCCTTTTCCTAGACAATACTATGCTCAACTTGTAGTTGATCTTGCTATGAAAAATAGTGGTGTTGTAGGATGGACTATTATGTTTCCTGAGAAAGATAGATTTCAGGGAGATGATAGTTTTGCTAGTATCCTTAATCAAAACTTAGTAAACGTACCTGGTGCTAGAAAAAATCCTGTAAACTATAATGTATTAAGCCAAACGCCAAGTGTTAAAGGTATAAAGTCAACAGGTCCACATATAGGTACAGGTACAATAGGCCCAGTACCTGCAAAAGATTATTTACTTACCTGGCCTAACTTAGTAACAAATGTTCCTATGCTAGAAGTAGTAAGTAATGGTAAAGGTGTTTTGGCGTCAGCACCACAACCAGATAACCAAACCAGAACATATCCATTGGCAATTACTGTGGGCGATAAAATATATCCTAGTTTTGCTGTGGAAATGTTAAGAGTAAAAACAGGTAAACCCAGTTACATAATTAAAACATCAGAAATAGGAATACAAGAAGTTGCTGTTCCTCCATTCGACCCAATCGTAACACAACCAAACGGAACAGCATATATAAGATTTAATAATGAATTTACTGAAATAGAATATGAAGGTGCAGAAAGTATACCTGATTTAGCAGGTAAATTTGTTATAGTAGGTGTTACAGCAGAAGGTGTAGCAAACCCTGTGCCTACACCTAGAGGAAACTTATATCCTCAACAGATACAAGCTCATATGTTACAGAACTTTATAGATGGTAGTAACATAACAAGAAGCCAATTAGCCGCATTCTACGAGCTTCTGACAGCATTTCTAGTAATGACTCTAGTAGCATTAGCAGTATATAGGTTACCTTTACTATGGACAGCACCCATATCACTTGCTGTATTGGGTGGTATTGCTTATTTTAGTATAAAACAATATACAGGCAATTTAGTATTATTAGATGCAACTTTTCCTGTGTTATCAGGATTTTTAGTGTTCACACAGGCGGCCTTTAATAACTTTTACAAACAATACAAATTACGTGAACAAATTAAAAAACAATTTGAACATTATCTTGCTCCTGCAATGGTTAAAAAATTACAAAAAGATCCAAGTCTATTACGTTTAGGTGGGGACACAAGAACAATGACATACTTGTTCTCAGACATTCGTGGATTTACTCCGATATCAGAACAATTTAAAACAGACCCACAAGGTTTAGGTAAACTAATAAACAGATATATGACACCAATGACTGATTTAGTTATGCGTAAAGAAGGAACAATAGACAAGTATATAGGCGATGCCTTAATGGCTATATGGAATGCTCCACTTGATGTAGATAATCATGCTCAGTTGGCAATAGAAACGGCACAAGAAATGGAAGTGGAACTTAAAAATCTTAATAAGGAACTTAAAGAAGATGGTTTAATGGAATTGGGTGTTGGTATAGGTATTAACACAGGCGATGCAGTTGTAGGTAACATGGGAAGTAATCAACGATTCGATTATACAGTATTAGGTGATAGTGTAAACTTAGCGGCTCGTTTAGAAGCACAAACAAAAGAGTATGGTGTGTTCTTTATGTTTACAGAGCATACATTAAACCAAATATCAACGCCAGAAAATTTAGTAATGCTGGACAAAATTGCAGTTAAAGGTCAAACAGCACCTGTAACAATTTACACTATATTAAGAGACCACAAGTATGCAAGAGTTGTAAACAGAATGGTTGATAGTTATCAAAACAGAGCATGGGCCGAATGTGCAAATCAAATAGAAATTATCAAAGAGCATAATTGGAATAATACATTAGCAGAACTTTATGCAAACAGGATAAAACAACCTATGCCTAAAGGTGAATGGGACGGAGTAGAACGTAAAACCTCAAAATGATAAACACAGACGCAATACATAAAAACAATATAAAAAATGAACCTTTCGAGCATTTACTATTAGATTTTGTAGATCCTAAATATATTAAATCAGTATATGACGAGTATATTGAACATTTAGAAACATTTAACGTATGTGAGTATACAAATATGGTGTCAGTAGGACGCCATCCTGTCCAAGAAATATTAGAGGAATATAAAGACGAAATAATTCAAAAAGTTAATAAATTATGGAATCTAGACGTGGTTTCTATCAGTATGGGTACCAACATGTTTAAAGGAGATTCTGAACTAGATATACATAATGATTACAATTATGACGGTAATTTTTATATACCTGCAAGAGGTATATTATATTTGAATAAGGACAAAGTCTTTGGAACACATCTACATAAAGATGAAGATCAGCCTGGGATCGAAGTTGGTGGAAATCCTGGGCAGTTATTATTGTTTAAAGTTTCAGAAAATAGTTGGCATAGTGCAGGCGTAAATACTAATTTAGATTACAGATTTACATCAAACTGGCTTTTAAACAGAGAAGGTTCACCACATCAGTAGAAAACACTAAATAGTAATATGAAAACCTTTATACATAATATAACACAGAAAAGTAAATCAGCATTAGCATGGTTATGGCAAAAGTTAAAAGTTGTAGGAAAACTTATTGTAACACTAAGTATTGCATTATGGAAAGCATTAGTAAGACTTTGGTTTAAATTTTACTATGAGGAATATGAATTAACTGTATGGTACTTAAAAGATTCTGTTAGAGATAAAGACGGTAATATAACTACTACAAGATCACACAAAAGATATTTGTTAAAGAAAATTTCTAAGAAAACTCCAAAGCATATCAAAGGAAAAGATATGGAAGGAAGAGCATTTGAAATTAGAACAGTTGAACCATTTGATTATCAGATAAGAAAAATTTACTAATTACTCGTCAGGCTCCCAAGTTAATAGATTCCTAAAAAACATATAGTAATGCCTAAAATCCTTTAGTTGCTGTTTAGCATGAAATAATTCCAAAGGAATTCCCTCACCGTGATTTATTAAAGGAAAATAATATCTTTTAATTATTTTTTCTAATTTTTGAACGTCTTTGGCTAAGGCATCTCTAATTATATTATTATATTCGGTATCTGTTACTAAGTCTATAAGCCAATAATGGTAAGGATGTTCCGGATTGTATCTTCTCAAAATGTCTCTGGATTGATAAAATATTGCTCTTATAGGATTCATTCCTGGCCTATATGAATTCATAATTTCCTTAAATCTGAAACTGTCATGTTCTGTAGCCATATTTTTAACTACTCTAGCATAGTCTTTTTTCATTGCTTTTTTTAAGGAGTCGATATTTTTGCCAATATTCTGATGATACTCTTTTAATAGTCTATCAAATATTTTTTGATACTTTGGAGATAACTTTTCGTAATAGACGTCTCTTATTTCATCTACTTCAATTGCACCTTCTAGTAGTGTATGTGGGATTGTTTTAGTTCTTTGAAACTTGTCTAGTTCGGTAGTTATCCGCAAAATAACAAAATCGATTATTTCGCCTTTGCTCATATCGAGTATTTATCAAGAATTTATTTGTAGTATAGTGTGTAGTTTTTCTGTGCCACCATTTTTATATAATGTAATTTTAGAGCCGTTATGAAGTGGTTTAGGCCATTGCCCTATGTCTACCCAGGCATATCCGGCACTTTCTCCGTTTAACTTTGGTGGTTGAAATTCATTATCTACAACATATACAAAACTATAATAAAAGAAGTTTTTATCTTTACTTTGATATACATCTATTGGATTTAACTTTTGCATTTCAGGAACAAACCCAATTTCCTCTTGTAATTCTCTTTTTATGCATTCATAAGGAGATTCATTTTTTTCTATTATTCCTCCCCAAAAACCCCAGGTATGATTAAATCGCTTGTTGCCTTCTCTTAATTGCAACATACATCTTCCTGTGTCTTTGGCTAGGAATACAACTCCTGCCGCTGTAGTACTCATTTATAAAATGATTCTCCAATATCCTGGTTTATATTCGCCTTCGTAACTACTTATCCATTGAGTTCCGGTCCATTGATATTGTTTGGATGTAAAAATATTTTTAGTGTAATGCGTATTTCCAGATTGGGACTCTGAATTGAATGAAACTACCCATGCACTACCATTAAATTCTATTATGTCATTTGCATTAGCATCTATATTCCAGTTTGAATAGCCTGATGCCGATATTGTTTCAGTTATAAGATATCTTTGTCCATTAGCCGCCGCTTCAAGTGTACCGTCTCCTGGATAATTTTCTCTTGGGTCAATAATTTTATTAACATCATTTATAGTATCTGTAGGTAGAGTATCTGAATCTAAATTAAATATAATATTAGATGGTGTTGTTGTATCTACACTAATAGTACCTATTACTTCTCCTAAAAAATTATTTGTATCGTTGCTTGTATTTAATTTAAGTAAACTTGTTGATCTTATATCGCCTTGCATATCTGTAAGATCAGTCCAAGGAACAGGAACGCCTTGTTCATTTAGTAAAACTGCTGAAGCACCACTTACACGAACACTATACATTCCAGGCGTAACAACAACTTCCGCTGTATCCTGAATATCTCCAAAAAAGTCTGCATAGTCTTCATCATAGCCTAAATCTGATATACTACTTACACTATGTATGTTTGCTATTATTCTTTGAATAATAGATTGCTTTTTAACTTTTGCTGGTGGACTAATCCATATAGGACAAGTGAATGTAAGAGTAGAGATATCTATTTGCTCGTCTACACCTGCAGGAACACTTCTGTTACTCCAAACTATGTCGGTAAGCTCTACTTCAAATACACTAGTCCAGTCTAATGGATTACTATTTGATTGTAATTGGATACTAGGGTTAAAAAGCACAAAAATTTGTTCTAATACTTGCAGTTTAGTGTCTGTATTATTAGACCATAAGTCCATAGAAATTGTTAAATTATATGGTACTGGCATATATCTTTGTGTAGTATATAAGTTTCCTTGGGTATTTTCGTATGCTTGTGTTTCTTGATTAAACTCTCTTTCTGCAACCTGAGTGGTGTCAACTAGAAAAGGTTCATGTGTTCTATCTCTTGCTGGTTGAAGACTTTGTATTGTGATACTTATAAAAGGAGCACTATTAATTATATTTTCAGATCCATTACGCAAAATACTAGCAACCATTCTACTCATATCACCATAACGTGCAGGAACTCTATTATATTTTACACCGTTCTTTGTATATTCCCTAGTTTGAAAATTAGAAAAAATTCTGATTATTTGCATCAGATATCTTTTAATCTGTTCGTCGTACCAGTAATCTAAATTTTTACCTGCCATTTTAGTTTTCTTCTAACTCGTCTATTTTATTTTTTATAGCTCTAATTCTATCTTCAAATACTTCTTCTAATTGATATATTTCACTTTCAAGTTTATTCTTTGCCTCATATACTTGTCGCTCTTGATATTCATCTAGTTCTAAACCATGTTCTTCTGCAAGTCCGCTCAATTTGGTTATAATCTCAACATGCATATCAGCATATTTTATAGTTTTAGTAATTGCCCTAGCGGAGTCTAAAGCAGACTCTAGATTAAATAATTTATCTTCTAGTTTGTCTATTGCTTGTTTATTTTCTTGTAAATTTTTAATTTCTTTAAATTTCATTTTAATTATCCGTTTTAGGCTTCACAACTTTACTTAACCCAACTTTTTCATTTACTTTGTTACCACTGTCGTCTATGTATGAGGACTCGTTGTTTATAAATCCTTTTAGAATTCTATTTGCGGCACTCCATGAACCTGTCATATCCGAACCAACATTTAACCAACGTGTTCCAGATTTTTTAAAAAGTCTATTTGGACTAAAGTCAGTTCTTAAGAAGAAGTCACCGTCTGAAGTTCCAGATGTTGGGAACGTTGCTCCGCTACCAACAATATTTGAACCATTTGGTACACTACCATCAGCACCACCAAAATCTAATCCGGGAGCCGGCTTGTTTGGTACAGAATCGTCAAAATATAAATGTCCTGTTTTTCTATATTGAGGGTCAAAAGGAACATCTTTTTCTGCTTGTTCTAAAATAGCATCACTAATTTTAATTTCATTTGCGTATGTGCTTATTAAGTTTCTTAAGTCCCCCTCTTCCTCACCACTTCCAAGTATATCTCTGTACTCTTGTGAATCTGTAATTGGGCCTAACTTAACTCTCCATAAATGTGACCACCAACGTGGGTCATATCCTTCTGCAGGCCTTGTAGCATCAGTAACTACATAAAATCTGTTTATTGCTTCATCACTACCTAAAAGTAAATCGTCTCTTAAATGTGGAAGTTCAAGTACATCGCCTGGCATAAGTCTTCTGCCTACAGCGTCTACCATACTTTCTGTATGAAAGTTCATGAATAATGTATCATTTGCTAGGAACATGCCGAATTGAGTTAAGTCAAAACTGTCATTGTCACCTAGATTATATTGACCACGTAGCTCATAAATATTTTCATCATACTTTCTGTCTCTGTTTTCTAAAAATAGCAAGTCTTGTATAAAAACTTCGTTATTATTTCCAGAGCCACTGCTTGGTCTTGTTGGGTCATTGCCGTCTGGTGTGTCTTGAATACCCATATATTTGTGAATATGTACGCCTGTACCACCTGCGTAGATATGTTCACCCACAATTCTGTCTACGAAACTGTAATCGTTTGTTTTAGTTGGGTTCCATAAACTTAATCTTGGCATGCTACTATTTATCGGTTTTTAAAAACTTAAAATGCCTTGCAATGTTGTACACATGTAACACAGTAGCCTATGTTGTCGTCTAAACTACCTTTCATTCCGTCTGGCATTACTTTTTTAAATAGGTCTAAGTTTAATACATCGTATATAGTATTAGATTCTGTAACTTTTAAATTTTTCTTATACGGTCTATACATGCTATTTAATTGTTCGTCTCCCATATGAAATTTTCCAGCAGTATAGCAACATGGAAATATCATACCGTTAGAGTCTAAATATATTTCTTGGCTTTGACCTCTTAAAGATTGGCAGGCAACTATTTGTTTAGTGCCTTTTAATGATGTATAAGCATTTAAGTCGTACACACCAGGTATATAATTTTTAACACTAGTTATATTAGGGTGAGTATCAAGTATTCTATCTTCAGGGATTCCAGCAGGTTTTATAGTATATGCAAGTTTAGATGTAAGTCCATCTCCTGTTTTTTCATATACAGGAATAGTTTTAATATCAACTAGGTTATTATTGTTTAACCTACTTACTGCATCTTCTTCTTTATCGTATTTTGGATTCCTTTCAACTCTTTTAAAACCGAAAGGTTCTCGTTGCCTAAACTCAATATCATATTGATGACAGAATTTTTTAATAATAGGGATATCCTTTTCATTATGAGCAAAAATATTAAATTCCCATAAAGACTCTGCTCCTGTTTCTATATAGGACATCATATTATTATATAGTTTGGTCCATTTTACATTTTTTCTATATATGTGATTCGTGTCCTCCCAACCATCTACACTCCAAATAATTCTACAATTTGTATCTTTAAAAAGTTGACCTATGCGACTCCAAAACTTTTCATTTCTGGCACCACCGTTAGTCCTAACAACAATTTCTGTGTCAGGATTACATTCTAGTATATAGTCAAATATTTCAAATAAGTCTTGTGCTGATGCAGGATCTCCTTTTACCCCACAAAAGTTCCAAAATTCTATTTGTGATAAAAACTCATAACCAATCAATTTAAAATATTCTACAGATAATTCATGGTCCTTTACATAAGGAAATGTTTCACCGCCGCTCTGCGATCTTGGACAAACTGGACACTCTGCATTACATCTATCTGTGACTTCTACATGGATATTGTTTATGTGTTTTGTGTACATCAGTTTATTTATCAGTAATAAATTAACATAGCATATAATATTAATAAATACTGGTTAGGAAAGGTGGCTGAGTGGCTTAAAGCACCTCCCTGCTAAGGAGGAGTACGGGTAACTGTACCGAGAGTTCGAATCTCTCCCTTTCCGCCAGGAAATATATGAAAAACATAAATTTAGTTTACTTACATAATGGCTTTCAATTTACTGATGAGGTCATTGAGCACCATAATAAAATAGGATGGCTAGGAAGAGAGCCTTTGCCTTTAGAAACTCTATGCCAATTTACAGATAAAACCACATATGATTCTAAAAAATACAATATAAATGTAGTAAATGATTTTGTCGGTAGGGTGCCTGAAAATGCAATAAATATTTTTCCTATAGATTTTCAAAGTTTTCCTCTTTCCTATGAGGGTGCAGATCAAAACTACACATTATCAGATTTTGGTAAGTTGATAGATGAAAAAATAAAAGACATTGTGAAGTTTAATATACCTAATACAGTATTTTTGGTTTATACAAGTACAGAGCCTTATTTCTTTGATGCAAATATGTATTTTTTAGACTTATCTACAAAATATCCTCAAGCAAAATTTATACTTAGTGGATCAGGACAAACTGAAGATTACTTTGGAAATTACGAAACATTTTTAAAGAAAAAAGAAAATGTGTATAAAATACATAAATTATGGTATTTGGATAGGGTACATTATATAACTTCTATTTTAGGAAAGTCTACTCACGTCAATTTAAATGAAATTACACCTCCTGATCATTCTTTAGATTATGCTAATGTAAAAAATAGATTTTTACTTACTATGCGTAATTGCAGGAGTCATAGATTGTTAATTTCTTATTTTATAGAAAATAAAGGCAACAAACTAGAAGATGTTACTTACTCAAGGAATTTTTCTATGTCACCTCACTTCCTGGGTAATATATCAGGAAATCCAGAGACTAAAGATGAATTTGCTTATCATATGCATTTAATGACTACTGCAATGCATGATTTACTTTTAAAAGAGAAACTAACACAAAAAGAGGTCACTGGTATTACTCATACTATGTATAGTAGACCACATATAATAGATCTTAGAGATTTAAATGATAGAGGAGTACCTGGCCCTTGGTTATATGAAACAGGTTATATTTCTTTAATACCAGGAGGGGAACCTTATGGATATGGATATATAGACGAAAAACAGATGTTTCCTATGTATTTTAAAAAGCCATTTATTACTGTTGGATGTAAGGGTCTGTATGAAGAACTAGAAAGATTAAATTTTAAAACATTTAAAAACTATTGGGATATAAGTTTTAATGAAGCAGATACATTAAAACAGAGAGTACAAGGATTTTATGATACTATAGAAAATTTGAGAAAACTTGACGATACTCAGTTTTTTGATTTAGTGCATTCGTTAAAAAATGATGTAGGGCATAATTTTAAAAACATCACAACAGGAAATTTTAGAAAAAATAGTAATAACCAGTTTTTAGAGGAGGTTATAAATGCCTGCGGTTAAAGGTGCAAGACCTATAAAAAATAAAGAAGTAATGGATTTTCATTTTCACTTAGAAAAAAATGAGCTTAAAATACCTACTATAGACGAGTATCAAACTATATGGAGGGAATGGCTAAATTACAGTAATTGTAAAAGTTTAATTGGATTAGATAATTTTAAATTTGCTGATTATACACAAGGCACAAGTCAAACATTCGATCAGTTTATTTTAAGACACAGTAAAGATAGAGAAATAATAGTACTAGCAGGTGATTTTCAATATCATGCTTGTTTGGGTAAACATGTAGAATTTACTACTATTGGATATCCACATTCATTGGAAGGCACACTTAAAGGCCCAGATTTACATGCTTTAATTATAAGTGCCCCATTTAGCGACTTTGGATGTATACATCCTGATTTTGAAAATATTATGCGTATTTGTCATGCTTATAATATACCTGTGTGTTTAGATTTAGCATATTGGGGTATATCAAAAAATATTCATATAAATTTAGATGATTTCCCAGCAATACAAGAAGTTACTTGTAGTTTAAGTAAACCGTTCTGTACTTTAGAAAACCATAGAGTAGGAATCAGATTTACAAAAGAATATGTTGACGATGGCGTTAGCATGTTAAATGAAGTTAAAATGCAAAATAATTTTAGTATGGCATTAGGTATAGAATATATGAAAAATTTTTCACCAGATTATAATTGGAACAAATATAAATCTATATATGAGGATGTTTGTAATGATAATGATCTAGTTTATACAGACACAGTAATTTTTGGATTAGGAGATGAAGTGAGGCATTCTGAACATAATAGAGGTGTATCAGGAAATTATAGAGTATGTATTTCAGGATGGTTGGGTGATGATTAAGTTAGATACCTTAGTATTAATAGACTTTTTTGATCATAATAATTTAGATAAAAAAATATATGATATAGAACAACAAGGAACAGAGTATAAAAAAGTTGCTAGATATTTAGAAAATTTAAGAATAGAAACAGGTATAACAGATGTAGTTTATTCTGCATATGGTTCTAATTATGAATTAAATCCAAATTGTACTGACCCTGCATTTAAGCAACACAGAACATTTCCACCTGATCAAATTAACAGACATGCTTTATATAGTGTTGAAGAAAAACCTGAGTTATTTAAAGACAAAGCAATTTTAGTTGCAGGGAATTCTTTTTGGTCCTGTGTTAGACAACAAGATTTAGGAATACTTAATTTATCTAAATCTGGCGTTAAATCAATTTGGAGCTCGCCTGGTATTACTGGATATTACTCTCCTAGAGGAAAAACTCCGGAAGATATTTTTAAACAAACTAAAAAACCTATACCATATATTAACGCCACCATAAAGGATTTTAGAGAAGATGAAAGTTTTAAATGGCGTAAAGTAGAACTTACTGATAATCATTGTATTTTTAAGTGCGATATTATAAATACTTAGTTATATAATACATCACAGGAGACACACAAATGATAGTAAATTCTCACAACGATTGGGATCCTTTGGAGGAGATAATTGTTGGACATGCTCACCACAGCAGAATAGCAACTGACATTTCAGCAAGAAGTTTCAGTTATGCAAACTTTCCAAAAGAAGACGTAGAAAAATTAGAAGGCACTTACCCACAATGGGTGATTGATGAGGCCAATGAAGATGCAGATGGTCTAGCAGATGCATTAACAAAAATGGGTGTAAAAGTACACCGCCCAAAAATTATAGATTGGGACAATGTAAATTATGACATTGGACAAGGTTGGAACACTAAAGGCTGGTACAGTTGGTGCCCCAGAGACTTAATATTACCATTAGGTGATATGCTTATTGAAACTCCTACTCCTGTAAGAGCAAGATATTTTGAAACAAGATTATACGAAGACATTATGTATGAAGCATTTGAAGACGGTGCTTTATGGATGTCAGCACCTAAGCCAAAGTTACATGATGACATGTATACGTTTGAAGACATTGAAGACAAACCAACATTATTAAACCATGAAATATGTTTTGATGCACCTAACATTGTTAGAGTTGGTAAAGACTTATTGTATCAAGTCAGTAATAGTGGTAACATGAAAGGTTACAAATGGTTGAAAAGATTATTAGAACCTATGGGTTACAAAATGCATTATAGTGAACTTTATAGTTTTGCACATTTTGATAGCACTATTGTTCCACTTAGACCAGGGCTAGTACTTATGAACAGCTCAAGGGTAACACCTGAAAATTGTCCTGAGATGTTTAAGAAGTGGGATAAAATTTGGTTCGACGATTGTGTAGTGCAAGGAAGTAAGTTAGCAGAGCAAGGTTACATGCCTCCATGCTCACCTTATATTGGTATGAATTTATTAAGTGTAGATGAAAATACAGTAGTGTTAGACTCAGCACAAGAGCCTCTGATGCGAGAACTAGACAAGTATGGTATAGATAGTGTACCTGTTCAGTTTAGGCACTCTATGACGTTGTCTGGCGGTATTCATTGTGCTACATTAGACTTAAGACGTAAAGGTACTTTAGAAAGTTATTGTGATTAAATACGGAAAGATTGATAATTTTGGAATCACTCATGATCAAATGAGTCAGTTAAACTTTGACGATTATTTTCAATGTTATCAGCAAACACCTGCCGTAGAAAAATATTATACAAAACATAATAGTAGTATATGGCAGATGTTTGAAACCTCTCCTCAATGGGTACACGATTTAGCATTGAAAATACCACAAGACTTTGACCATCATGTTGTAAGTGTAATAAACATAGAACCTGGTCAAACAATACCGCATCATGTAGATAAACATTTTAAACTTAAACAAGAACACGGTGAAGGCGAAAGTTATCGATACTTGATATTTTTAGAAGATTGGAAACGTGGGCATTATTATGAAGTACACGATCAACCTTTTGTTAAATGGAAGGCAGGTGAATGGGTAAAGTTTGGCGTAGACGATTGGCATATAGCAGGTAATATGGGAGAGGAACCATTTTACTCTGCACAGATAACAGTACTTAAAAATGTATAAAGGTTATGTAGATATAGAACATATAACAGATGAAATGTTATATAGGCTTAAATTCACAGAACATACTAATACTGTTTACAGTGGAGGTTACTGGAAAAGTTTAGGAGTAGCAGTACCAGATTACCCACATGAAGCACCTTGGGTATGGCAAGTTTTTGAAGATGATTGCCCAAGTTGGGTTCATGGTGTATATGATCATTTTAGTGATTGGTTACATTATGGTATAGTTACTGTCAATAAATTAATGCCAGGCAGATTTATTGCACCACATGTTGATACGTTATATAAAATGCGTAAAAAAGCAGAACGAGAAGATATGGATACGGAAGGAATGGTACCTGTAAGAGTAAATTTATTCTTACAAGACAGATTAATGGGCCATTATATAGAAATAGAGAATGAAAGTTGGTTAGATTATAAGAAAGGCGACTTTACTATAATACGGCCAGACTTAGTTCATTCAGTCGCTAACCTAGGTTACGAACCTAGATTTACAATGCAACTCACAGGGTATGCAAAAGAAGAGGATATAACATGAGAATTTTTATAACAGGAGCAGACGGTTTTATAGGTCAGCACATGGTGGAGAGATTAAAGGATAAACATGAACTAGGGTTTCTATCAGAAGATTTAAGAGATCATGCCAAAGTTGCTATGCAGATATCTACATTTGATCCTGAAATAATTGTACACTTGGCGGCAAGAACCGAAGTAGAACAAAGTTTTTATGAACAAATTACATTTAGTGACATTAACTATACTGGCACAGTCAATCTGATAGAAGTTGCAAAAGAACTCCCAAATTTAAAAAACTTTGTGTTTGCAAGTACTATGGAAGTATATGGCTGGCAACCAATAAGCGATTTGATCAGAGACGGAAAAGAGGAAGGTATTATTGCATTTAACGAAGCGACACCTCCAAATCCAAATGCCCCCTACGCCGTTGCAAAATATGGCTGTGAAAAATATTTAGAATATGCACACAGAAGTTATGGCTTACCATTTACAGCAATACGTCAAACAAATGCTTACGGTAGAAAAGACAATGACTTTTTTGTAACTGAACAAATAATCACACAAATGCTTAAAAATCCTAAAGAAATAAATTTAGGTTACGGTGAACCATACAGGAACTTTATTTACATTGATGACTTACTTGATGCTTGGGAAACTGTAATTACAAATCCAGAAAAATGTGCTGGTGAAATATTTTGTATTGGTCCAGATAACGCAATTAAAATTAAGGACTATGTAAAATTAATTGCTGATAAATTAGATTGGGAAGGCCATGTCAATTGGAATACTAAGCCAAAAAGACCTGGAGAAATTTATCTACTTAACAGCACCAATCATAAAATTACTACTAGGCTTGGATGGTTTCCTAAAGTAGAACTAAGTGAAGGATTAGATAAAACTATTTCTGTTTGGAAAAACATTATAGAGAATAACATACCTCATAATCAGAGAAAAAATTTTAGCAGAGGAAAATAATGTTCCAACTGGGCCTTATCCAGCCTAACTTTCAGACTGGTCCTAAACATCTGAATAGTTTTTACTTGCCTTATACTGTAGGCTTACTGTGGTCTTATGTAAAGCAATCTCCTTTAATACAACAAAACTACAAAGTATATGACATGCTTTTTAGACGTGATAATGTTTATGAAGCAGTCGAGCATTACAAAAACTGTGATATTTTATTTGTAAGTTTTTATATTTGGAGTTCTAAATACTGTTTTAGATTTTCCGAACTTGTAAAAGAGGCAAATCCAAACATAAAAATTATTGCAGGTGGCCCAGATTTAGATTGGAGAGATAAACAGTTTTTTAACAAAAATCCTTTTATAGACTTTCTAGTAGTTGGGGAAGGAGAAATTGCTTGTCAAAAAATACTGGAAGATATTGTAAATGACAATGTAGAAAAGAAAATTTATCAAGAACCCAGAATGAAAGATCTAGACATACCTAGTCCTTATCTGGACGGCATATTTGATGAACTTATGGCAAAGCATACTGATATAGAATGGATACCTACATTAGAAACAGACAGAGGTTGCCCTTATGCTTGTACGTTTTGTGATTGGGGTAGTGCTACGGCCAGCAAAATGTTTAAAGTTTATTTTGACAGAATGGAAAATGAACTAAAATGGTTTGCAGAAAAGCAGTTGCCTTTTATGGCAATGACTAACAGTAACTTTGGTATTTTTAAAGACAGAGATATGCAAATTGCAAATATTATAAAACAAAATCGTATAGATACAGGATATCCTAGTGGCATAAGTGTAAGTTATGCAAAAAACAGTAACAAAACAATAGTAGAGATTTTAAAGATATTTGATGAAGTTAAAATACAAACAGGTTTTGTTTTAAGTTTGCAAACAGGTGATGACAATGTATTAGAAATAATTAAACGTAAAAATTTAAAAATAAATGTTCTTGAAGATATTGTGGAGTTGGCAAATGAAAATAATATTCCATTGCTTACGGAACTTATAGTTGGGCTACCAGGGGAAACAAAAGAAAGTTGGATTGCAGGACTAGAGAAAATTTTGCAGTCAGGCATTACGCAGTTGGAAGTTTTTAAACTGGCACTACTTGTAAATGCACCTATGATGGATAGCCAAGCAAAAGATTATGAGTACAACACATTTAGCTCATATGATTACTTTTATGACACAAACGAACAAAATATTTTAAGCGAAATAGAACAGGGTATAGGAGAAAATATACAATTAGTTTTAAGTAATAAAACTATGAGCCTGGACGACATGAGATATATTTTAAAATTTACATGGTTCCTGATTGGCATGTATTCAGGTGGTGTTAGTAGATTTATTGCAGACTATTTACACAAGAATAAAAATATTGAATATATGAAGTTGCATACAGATTTGTTTGAACATTTTATGCAACATGAATTTTTATTTAAAGAAGTTTTAGATCAGATGGACGAGTGTTTAGACGAATGGATAGAAAAAGGATACGTTACTAAAAAATTAGGTGGCTTTAGTTTTATTGGCTGGAACTTTATAAGTTGCTTTACACCTATTTTACATTCACGAAACATAGTTAAAGAAACTATCACAGACGTTAGAAATTTTATACAATCTAATTATGATATATCAAATGAAGTTTTAGATGAGTATGAATTATTTTCTAATAATTTTATCAAACAGTACGGTGAGTATCATACTACACCAAAAATTATAGAGTCTAAAACAGACTTACTACCTCATAGCAAATATGAGTTTTCAGACAGATACGATCAATTCCCACAAACAAAAGAAGAGCATATAGAGTTAGTTGTGTTTGGCAGACGCAAATCCTGGTACCTAAATAAAATTTTATCCTTGACAAAATAAAAATTGTTTGTTAAACTAGATTTTTTAACAGGAGATTTCTATGGACTTTAGTATTATATTTTTGCTTTTTGTAGTAGCAAATAGTTATTTTATGTTCAAAGCAGGCGAAAAAGCAGGAAAATTTACTGGAATGATAAGTATTGTTCAGTTCTTTAAGCAAAAAAACGTACTTAAAGATAAAAATGATATAATAGGGTTTAAAAAATGGCCTATAGCAATACAGTTGTTATATACAGACCCAAACCCAGAATTATTTAAGGATTGAACAACACACATGCCAAAAAGAAAGCAACAACGTAGCATCTATATTACAAAAGAACCTGAGTGGCAAACGTTCAGGGCTCTCACAGACATAAAAGAACAAGAAGAAGCATTTCATAAATGTGAATATTTTGTTAGAACAGAAATACCTAAAAAGAAATTAGTTGCTTCTGTTAGAAATTGGGTTAAAGATAAGTCAGGATGGTCTAAAGAAGAGCAAAAGATTGTTTTAGCAAATCCAGATTGGGCCTTTAGTGCTACAGGAATTTCTACATTTATTGAATACAAATTGGGTTATATTCCTGAAAACATTTTAAACCATTTACATAAAAGAAAAGACGAATGGTTAACACGTGGCAAAGGTGTAATTGCAGAAAAGAAAGAAAAAGCAGAAAAAACTAATAAAAAAGTTATTAGCATTCAGGAAAGAATGAAAATGCAGGTGGAAAGTTTATGTGCAGATTGGGAGTATAAATTAGATTGTTTAGTTGAAGGGGAATTAACATTAAAGGATTTTGAACCATATAAAGATATTATATCATACAGACCAGAGATAAAGGCCGCCCATGCCAAACTTATAAAAGAAGATTTTGAGCCAGCATACCAAGAAGCATTGGAAGTTAAAGAATGGAGTGATCCTGATATTAAAGAGGGGTATAGTCACTTTTCCGCCAAGCAACGAAAAGAGTATCTAGAATTTTTTGAAAAGATTAATACAGCATGTGATACTACTATTCAAACAAAGGTTACTACAAGAAAAGCTCGTAAACCTAAAGCAAGAAGCAAAGATTCAATTATAAAAAAATTAAAGTATCAGATTAATGATAGTGAACTAGGCATAGCAAGTATACATCCTACAGATATTGTTAATGCAAATGAAATTTGGGTATACAATACAAAGACTAGAAAACTAGGTGTTTATCATGCTATTAATAAAGACCCTAAAAATTTAGCAAGACCCGGCTCAGGCTTAATGGTAAAAGGTACAACTATACAAGACTTTGATGAAGAATCAAGTGTGCAAAAAACATTGCGTAAACCTAAAGAACAAATTAATAATTGGACCGGAAAAGCAAAAACAAAATTTGCAAAAGCATTTGACGAGCTTACTACAACAGGTATAAAAATGAATGGCAGAATTAATGATAATACTATTATTCTTAAGGCATTTTAATTACGAAAACGATAAATAGTAGTATGGCAATAGATCAAATAGGACACGCAAGTAGAGAAGAACTTATTAAAGAGTTACAACTTCGTTTGGCTGACGGCATAGTTGATGTTGAACTAGACAGAGAACATTATGATATTGGTATAGATAAGGCTATCGGTATTTATAGACAACTTAGTTCAGGGTCAGTTGAAGAAAGTATAATATTTATTGAAACAATAGATGGACAAACAGATTATACCTTACCAGATGAAGTTATGGAAGTTAGACGTATATACCGTAGAGGTATAGGCACCAATAGTGGTGGAGGTACTAACTTTGATCCATTTGATGTAGCATTTAACAATATGTATATGCTACAAGCAGGACAAATAGGCGGACTAGCAGTATTTGATGCATTTGCACAATACAAAGAAACTATTGGTCGTGTGTTTGGTAGTGAATATAACTTTATTTGGAATAAAAATACTAAAAACTTAAAAATTATGCGTAATATTAGACATGAAGAAGATATTGCTGTAGGTGTTTATAATTTTGTTCCAGAAAGCATTCTCCTTAAGGATGTGTATGCATCTAATTGGTTAGGTTCATATGCATTAGCCATGTGTAAACTTATGTTAGGAGAAGCCAGAAGTAAATATAGCTCAGGTTTGCCTGGAGCCGGTGGAGCAATTACATTAAATGGTGATACTCTTAAGGCAGAAGGACAAGCAGAAATAGACAAATTAAGAGAAAGTTTACATAATTTTGAAGAAGGCAACACGCCTCTAGGATTTGTGATAGGATAATGTTAATAGGAATAACCGGTTTTATAGGCAGTGGCAAAGATACAGTAGCCAATATGTTTGTAGAACGAGGTTGTGTCCATGACAGTTTCGCCGCCCCCTTAAAAGATTTATGTTCCAGCATTTTTGGTTGGGAAAGATCTATGCTGGAAGGTGATACTGTTGAAAGCAGAGACTTCAGAGAAACACCTGATGTTTTCTGGACAAGGAAATTAGGAGTTCCAAATTTTACTCCTAGATTAGCACTACAACTATTAGGTACAGAAGTACTGAGAAACCATTTTGATCAGGATATTTGGTTAAACAGTTTAGAGTACAGAATAAGAAAGCAAACAGAAAACGCACCATGTACAGTTATTAGTGATGCTAGATTTAGAAATGAACTGGATTTAATAAAAAATATGGGCGGTGTAATTATTTGGGTACAACGTGGTGGTCTTCCTGAATGGTTTGAAACAGCAAAGACGGCACACGAAAACGTTGTAAGCAGAAAAATCATGCAAACAAAATACAGAGATGTTCATGAGAGTGAATGGAATTGGGCAGGCTACCCAGTTGATTACATTATAGATAATAATGGAACCCTCGAAGATCTAGCCAAACAAGTTGAAAGTATCAGAGATTGGAAAACTGGTGAATTCAAACAAACTCTAAAATTAGTATAATACAGCATAATACAGCTCAATACTCGTAAAAACGCAGAAATACGCAATTCTGATAAATACTATTACTATATTATTAGTACTAATATAAACTTTAGGAGAACAACATGGCAACATTAATAAGCCCTGGTGTAAGTATAAGTGTATCAGATGAATCGTTTTACGCGGCCGCTGGTGCAGGTTCAGTCCCATTAATTGTGATTGCAACTGCACAAGATAAAACCGCCCCAGAAGGAACATCTACAGCACCATATACAACATCAGCAACAGCCGGAAAGTTGTATCAAATCACTTCACAAAGAGAGTTACTGCAAAATTTTGGTAACCCAGTCTTTAAAAAGAGTGGTTCTACACCTTTACACGGTAGTGAACAGAATGAATATGGTCTTATGGCCGCATACAGTTTCCTTGGCATAGCCAACAGAGCGTATGTATTAAGAGCAGACATAGACTTAGATGAACTTTCAGCAAGTTCAACAGCACCTACAAAAGCACCAGCAAACGGAGCCTACTGGTTAGACACAAGTTTAACTTCATGGGGGTTAAAACGTTGGGATGGTTCAGCATGGGTGTTACAAACAATTAAAAAACCTACTGCATCAGAAACTGATTCAGGAACAGGTAAACCAAAAACAGCATTTGGTGTAGACGGTGACTTTGCAGTTACATATTACACAAACAGTGGCTCAACTAAATCAACAATTGATTTTTATGAAAAAATTTCAGGTGCTTGGTATAATGTTGGAGCAAGTGATTGGTCAAGTGCTGTATCAGGTTCTGCGGGTGACTTCCAATTTGCAAGTCATTTAGCAATACCTACACTTAAGAAAGGTGGCGGTGCTTTAACAACAGGTGATGTATTTTTACAAGAAACACCTGCCAATAATGGCTCAAATATAATTGTTAAAGAATACTCAACAACTACAAATGCTTTTACAACAGAAAATATTGTAATGGAAGAGCATTCAAGTGTTGTATATTCAGATACTTATACTTCACCTGTAATTGGTGATTTATGGGCAGATGGTGGTACAACAGCAAGTATTACTTTAAAAAGACATAACGGAAGTGCAACACTTTCAGTTGCAAGTTCAAGTGCATTGGCAGACGGCCAAGACTTTAGTACACATGCTAGTAAAGTATCTATTAATTTAAGTATTAATGGTGCGGCAGATATTCCAGTAACATTTACAGGTGCAAACGTAAGTTCAGTATCAGTAGATGAAATAGTTGCAAGTATCAATGGTGCAACCGGAATAAACAGTACAACTGCAAGTGCAAGTAATGTTGATGGTAAAGTTACAATTACTACTTCAGATGGAAAAGATATTGGAATTACAGCAGGTAATGTGTCAGGATACACTCCTTCTGACATAAACATCACTGCAGGTACTTACAGTAACTTTGCAAGTTTAAGTTATGAAGCAAAAGATACAGCAATTACTGGATCAGCAGTTGAAGGTACTTTATGGTACGATAACAACGTTGCTAACACTAATATTGATATGTTATATCAAAATGCTGGAACATGGGCAACTTACTCAGGCGATGTACAGTTTGCCGCAAGTGCTCCAACAACACAAAGTGATGGCTCAACAGGTCTAGCAAGTGGTGATTTATGGATTGATAGTAGCGATTTAGAAAACTTCCCTAAAATCTACAAAAGATCAGCATTAAGTTCTTGGGTATTAGTTGATAATACTGACCAAGTTACTAGTGATGGTATCTTATTTGGAGACTTTAGAAGTAGTTCAAGTGGTTCATTAATTAGTACTGCTAACGGACTTCCTAATGCGGCATTATACCCAAGTGGTATGTTAGCATGGAACAAAATGGCTTCAGTAGGTAACGTTAAACAGTATGACTTATCAGAAAATTTATGGAAAGACTATTCAGGTAATAAGGCTGATGGTTCACCATACATGATGCGTAAAGCTCAACGTAAAGTTGTTGTAAGTGCATTACAATCACAACTAGTATCTAACCAAGAAATATTAAATGAAACTAATAGATTTAATATAGTTGCGGTACCTGGTTATACAGAGTGTTTAGATGAAATGTTATCTTTAAGTGTGAACAGAAAAGATACAGTATTTGCTATAGCAGACGCTCCACTAAGATTGGCTTCAGATGCAACAAGCACTCAGAATTGGGCAACAAATAGTTCAGTAGCAACTGAAAACGGTGAAGATGGTTTAATTAGCTCATCATCACAGGCGGCAGTTTACTACCCACATGGATTAGCAACAAACTTAGATGGTTCAACTATCATGGTACCTGCTTCTCATATGGCATTAAGAACTATTGCATTTAACGACTCAGTTGCTTTCCCTTGGTTTGCACCAGCAGGTTTCCAAAGAGGTGTTGTAAACAACGCAACTTCTACAGGATACCTTGATGCAACTACTGGAGAATTCCAAGCAGTTAGTTTAAGTGAAGGACAAAGAGACAGTCTTTACCTTAACAAAATTAACCCAATTGGAAACTTCCCAGGAAGAGGAATTGCAGTATTTGGACAGAAAACACTTAACTCAGTTTCAAGTGCATTGGATAGAGTTAATGTTTCAAGATTGGTTATATACATCAGAGAACAACTTGATGATGCAGTAAAACCTTTCTTGTTTGAACCAAATGATGAGGTTACTAGAGCAAATGCTAAAGTAGTTGTAGACAGATTACTAGCTCAGTTAGTACAACAACGTGGTTTATTTGATTTTGTTACAGTTTGTGACACAACAAATAACACGGCGGCTAGAATCGATAGAAACGAACTATATATTGACATTGCTGTACAACCAGTGAAGGCAGTAGAGTTTATTTACATACCGATCAGAATCCAAAACACTTTGGGCTCAACAGAATAAGTTTAAAAAACTTACTAAAGGGCAGTTTTTACTGCCCTTTTTTTATGACTAAAGGCTTGACAATATCAGTATATTTGCTATAATAGTTGTATAAATTAAATAAAAAGGTAGGAGTTTTTATGCAATACGACATTTATCAAATCAAAGTAACTGACGAGATTTCAGATTACGTTAATTCTAATGACAGAGGACACACAGGTGCCGCTGAAAAATATCCACTATATAATGCTAAAATGGAAACTATGCACGCCAGAGGCGATAGTGATAAAATAAATTTTAAATCGGAATACTTTTCTCATTACACAAAAGTATGTGAAGTAGACGGTAGATTTTGTGGACTTACACAGGGCGATAGTGTAGATTATACTGTTACTAGTAAAAACGAAGTGTTCTCAATTCTTAACCAATGTTATTTAAACGAAGATACTGGTGAAGATATTGTTTTTGATAAACATGTATCAGGTTTTAAAATGAAAACAATTACTCGTAAAAATGGTGAGGTTGTTACATACAGAGACATGCACTCATTATCAGTAGGAGATATTATTGCTGAAGTACCACAAATTGGTTATGAAGTAATGAGAGCCGAGGACATAGTTAAAGAAACAAGATATTATATTGTTGAAAGTTACGGATTTAGTGATATTACTGATAAAATATCTAAAGAAGATGTTGCTATAAACAGAATAAAAGAGTCAGCATAGGGGGAAATAACTATTTAAAGGGCATTAAATTGCCCTTTTTTGTGGCAAAATTAAAACACTTGTTAATTAAATCTGGCTAGAAATGATAAATATTTGCATATAATTTAGTTCTAGGAGAACAATATGGCAGTATCAAGTGCAACAAACGAAACTAAGAGTAAGTTTGGAGTTCCGGTAACGGGTGCAACTGGTTCCGGTATTTTAATGCCGAAACTGAAGTATAGATTTAGGGTTAGTTTTTTAAACAACTTTGGTGGTTCACCAGAGGCAAAAATATTGACTCAAAACGTACAAAACGTTACTAGACCTAAAATTACTTATGAAGAAATAATTATTGATAGTTATAACTCAAGAAGTTACCTACAAGGTAAACATGCTTGGGAACAAATTACTGTAACAGTAAGGGACGATATAACTAACCAAGTAGCCAAGTCAGTTGGATCACAAGTCCAAAGACAGGTTAACCATTTCCAACAAACTACTCCAGCCGCAGGATCAGATTACAAATTTGATATGCAAATTGAAGTATTGGATGGTGTTAATGCTGGTGCTACAGAGGTTTGGTTCCTTGAAGGATGTTTTTTAACAAACGTCGACTACAGTGATGGCGACTATGCTACAAACGACCAAGTAACAGTAACTATGCAGGTACGTTACGATAACGCAACTCACTACGAAGGTGATAACGATATTAACGGCAGAACAGTAGCAGGTAACCCATTCCCTGAAACAGTAGACACCGGAACAACAGTCGGAGTTTAATTTAAACTTGAGGTATCTCTGGTATGGAATTTCTGAAATTTTTAGGTAAAAACACCAAAAGCAAATTCTACGCCAGGGACTTCCGTAATAATTACAGGTTTAGACCTGACGTCAATCCACCACGTATCAAATTTGAAGGATATGTGAACTTTGTTTTTAATAGAGATTTATCTTCCTTTCTTGGATTAGAAAATAATACTTACAAAACTAATATTACAAGTTTAGTAAGAAGAGCTAGTTTACCACAAGTTAGTTTTAAAAACGCAATTAAAAATCAATACAATAAGAAAAAAATAGTTACAACTGGTGTAGAATTTGCACCAGTTGACATTACTGTATATGATACAATTAATAATGAATGGTTACAGTTACTAATGAGATATTTTTCATATCTATATATGAATCCTAGAAATAGAAACGAAGATGGTAACAGAGATATTAAATTAAACACGGTTGCAGAGTTCGAAAATTATAAAAGTGATTTTGGTGGAACTAAATTTAAAAGTGGTGAAGCAGGATTAAATTTACAAAGAAATAAAAATTTCTTTGAAAGAATAGATATTATAATGTATCATGGCGGTAAAGGTGTACAATATAGTATGACAGCACCACTTATAAATCAATTTAGTTTTGGTGATATAGATTATACTAGTAATGAAGTTGTAGAATTTACTATGCAGTTTGATTATGAAAACTTTACTACTTTTGATATAGCAAACTTTGATCTTACATCTGTTGATTTAGATAGATTTGAAAAAGTTAATGGTCTAGATTTCACTAGTGATGAAATACTAGTTAAACCTTTAGGTATTGTGCAACCGGGAACAGATATGGAATTCCTAGGTCAACATGATAATCAATTTGGTACAAGAGGCAGGACATCGCAGGAACAATTTGTAGGTAGTACGGGAGAAACACCAACGCCTAGTACAAGTGGCACAGAAGATCCTAAATCTCAAATAGAAGTAAAACAAGGTACAACAGCAACAGGAAGTACATATACTGCTATTGATAATCCTTTTGATACAGACCCTAGCAAAGGAATAGGATTAGGATTTCTTAAAACTGCAATTATGTCTAAGCTCACAGGAAATGATGTAGGAGATGCTCTAAAAAATTATGCATTAGATGTTACAGCAAATAAAATTAATGAAAACATACAAAATGCTCCTGAAAGGCCTGACCCTGAAGGTTCATAATAGGAAATAAAATGACAGTTGAAAAAATTATAGCAGATCATTTAGATATAGATATTAGTAAAGTAACAGATGATGCACACTTAGTAGATGACTTGGGTGCAGATTCATTGCATATAGTTGAGCTTGTGATGGCATTTGAAACAGAATACAATTTTGAAATACCAGATGAAGATGCAGAAGAATTAGTAACTGTAAAAGCAATTAAACAATATGTTGAGGATTATGCGTAATGTCTACATCAATATATAATACATTTGGAAACGATGTATCATACAAAATTGTACAAGATACTCTAGTAGCATATATTGATAATGCAAGTATAAAATTTCCCTTACCTGAAGCAAGTTCTCAGATATTATCTGAAATTGCCGCACCTAAAGATTCTCCAATAGACCCTGAAACACTTTCTGTAATTGAAACAAAATTATTTTCAATAGGGTTTAAAAAAGCAAATGCTACAGCAATGGCACGAGTACTTATTAAAGTAGCAGAAGTTCAAGGACTACATCCTACAGAATACTTTGAAATGAATAAAAATTCTTTAAAATTATCGGTTGATGCTTATGCGGCCATAAATGCATACAGGCCTGCTGGTAATAAAATTGACTTAAAAACACCAACTTTAAATTCACGCAGTAAACTTTCAGACCTCATACAGCCATAAATAGTAATATGGCCAATAAATTCGCATCAGGTAAATACGATATCCAAAATACGTCTAAATTTGTGGGTGGAAAAGCACCTACCTATAGAAGTAGTTGGGAACTTGCCTTTATGCGTATGTGCGACAGTCATCCAAATATTACTAAATGGGCAAGTGAAAATGTAAAAATACCTTATAGAAGTCCTATAGACGGAAAATATCATAATTATGTCCCGGATTTTATGGTGCAGTATACGGATAAAGACGGCGTACAACATGTAGAATTAGTAGAAATAAAGCCTAGTAATCAAACTACTTTGGAAAATGCCAGAAGCCAAGGACAAAAAATACAAACACACCTTAATGCCGCTAAGTGGACAGCCGCACAAGAATGGTGCAAACGCAAAGGCATACGTTTTAAAGTCATCAACGAAGATCAAATTTTTAGAAATAACAAGCCTCGTAAGGCTAAAAAACGTACCGCTAAAAAACGCAAGTTATAAATAGTAATATGACTAAGAAATTAGAAGAAGAATTTAATCTACCCCCTATTGAAGAGGTTACCGATGTTGTACCTACAGTAGAGGAAACAAAAGATGTCATAGAAGAAACTCAAGATGCTTTGACTGTTAGCGAAAAAATTAATGCGGCCTTTAAAGAAATCAGAGGCTTAGAAGATCACGAAGTTGAAATGAATGATATAGCCAAAAAGGCTATAAACAGTTATGAACAACTAATGAGTTTGGGTATGAATGTCAGTGACATGGCGGCTGGTAAAGTATTTGCAGAAGCAAGTAACATGCTTAAAATAGCCTTAGACGCCAGTGACGCCAAAACAAAAGCAAAGTTACAACAAATAGATTTAATGCTTAAGAAAGCAAGAATAGATAAGTTTAGTGATAAAGGTGCAAACGAGGAGTCAGTTCAGGCAACAGTTTTTGATAGAAATGATTTACTCAAAATCATAAAAGGCGGAGGTGGAGACAGTTAATTTTGTCATATCTACCCATTTACCTTCTTTAAAGACTACCAAATTACCAAAATTATCTAATGTATATTCACCCTCAGTAGGATGTTGTGGCTCTCTTACTAAAATTGTTCTCTCTTTATCTGTGTTTGTATATGTAGTCATAATTTTATTTAGCAAAAAAATTTAAAAAGTGATAAATAAGTGTTATAACGGAGTTATTAATTATGGAACTTAAAAATTATATAGCAGAGTCATTAAACAAGGAACACGGCTACAGAATTAAATTTGCCGCAGACTGTGGTTCTGAACATATGGATATGCTGGAAAAATGTCTAGCAAAATACAATTTAGTTAGTGCAACACCTTTTAAAAGAACGCCAATTGAAGAAAACCCAATTGAGTTTTACAGAGTAAAAGGCACTCAGTGTACATCAGAAGTATGTAGTACTGATGTTATACTTAAATACCCAGTCAACGAAAGAATACTTGAAGTATGGTGTGCTGTTAATTTAGGTTTAGATCATGAAAGAGTGTTAGCATATAATGTCAAAGACCCTAGAAGAATAGAGTCAGAAATGGCAGAAGAGAAAGCGAAAGCAGATACTGACAGACAAGTTAGTGAAGAAGATGCATTACTTAATAATGAAGATCAAGCACATTACGAAAAGCAAAATGAAGAAGTAGATTTTGCTAAATCACACTTTGGTGAAGAATATAATAAAGCATTTTTAAAGGCTTTAGAAGAAATTAAAGCAGAGAAAGGTGCTTCATACTTTAGTAATTATCCAACCAAAGATCAATTAATGGGTAAAGACTTAGAAGAACTTGGTGCTCAAATACACGGTATGCCTAATATGGGTAGAGGAACAGAGAGCCAGAAGCAAGTTGCTAACCATAGTCAATCCTTGAAGGGTATAGTATAATGAATTTAAGAGATATGTTAGAAAGTATGGATGAAGCAAGTCCAATGGCATATGATAATCCAGAAACTCAAAATAAGCCTGCTATAGTTCCAAACCAAACAAACTTGGCAAAGGCTAGTGCAAAAGCATCGGCTAAAAGGCAAAATGAGTTTAATCACTCAGAGTTCTTGCAATGGATGATTCAAACATATCCTAAATTCTCATTAGAAAAACTGGGCCAACCAGGAATTCTTTTACAAAAACAAAATGAATTCTTAAATGCTAAAAACTCAGATAGAGTACATGCTAAGTTAAAACAAAAAAGATCACTTTCTGGCTTTATACCAGATTCAAATGAGTCTGTTGAAGAACAAGACTTAAATGAGTACACTAATGCAGGTGAAATAGATGACAATTTAATCAGATTAATGATGGATGGTGACCCAACATTAGCTCAGAAAGCAAAAATGGCTTTAAGAAATATTGAAAACAATAAAGGTGTAAATAAAACTTTTAGTGCGGCTATTAAGAAATTATTATCTCATTTAACAGATATTTTAGCAGATGGTGGTGTAGCAGGTTACAAGGTTATAGATAATTTACATAAGTCAATGGCTCCTGAAAAACATGCAAAAGATGAAGCAGAGGCCCTTGCACGACAACAATCGCAGGTGCCACAAGAAACAGAAGTAGAACAAGAACCTACAGATAAAGAAATTTCAGATTATGCAAAAGCAAATAATACAAATATTGTTACTGCACAGCAAAAACAAGACGTGATTGATAGAATAAAAGCAGATAAAAAATCTAAACAAATGAAAAATTTAGATACAGGAAAAGAACCTGAAGGAGAAGAGATGAAGTTGGCCGCAAGTAAGCAATATGAAGAACCTAGAGAAGAATTAAAAAGACTTTCTGCTATGATAGAAGCAATGAGCGATGCATACGGTGAAGACCAAGTGGTTGCTCCTGTAGAAATTAAATCAGACGATCAAGTTGAAGGTTCAGTAGAATTTAAGCAACATAAAAATACTGATAAAGGTTCAGTAAGTATTGAAGCGGCAGGCGATACAATGCAGGACTTAGCAGATGTACTTAAACTTGCAGGATTAACTTTACCTAAAGACATGCATAGCGATGACCCTAAAGACGATGAACCTAAAGACGATGAGCCTAAGGTAGATGTTGTTGCTGTAGAACCAGAACAAGATACTCCTTGTGGATCAGATGAAGACCCTTCATACTCTACAGATAAAGAAGTATTAGTAAATTATATCAAAGATAAACTTAAAAAAAGCATTACCTAATACCTATCCTACATAAATAGTAGTATGGCAAGAGGAACAGCAGATACCAGTCTGGTTAAACAGGGCTACAGCAAAGTAGCATATACACCAGATACCATAGAAGATTTTAAGAACTGTGCAAATACAGATACAGGTCCTCTGTATTTTATGACAAATCATGTGAAAATACAACATCCAACAAAGGGTGGAATGGATTTTGATCCATTTAGTTATCAGTTAGATCTTATTCATAATTATAATAATTACAGATACAGTATAAACATGCTGGGCAGACAGATGGGTAAAACTACTGTAGCGGCAGGATATCTGTTATGGTATGCTATGTTTAGACCAGACAGCACAATATTAGTTGCGGCTCACAAACAAGCAGGTGCTCAGGAAATTATGCAACGTATTAGGTATGCTTACGAAAGTGTGCCAGATCATATCAGAGCAGGCGTTACAGAATACAATAAAGGTAGTATAAGTTTTGATAACGGTAGTAGAATTGTAGCAAGTACCACAACCGAAAATACTGGTAGGGGTATGTCGCTTACGTTAGTATACTTGGACGAGTTTGCATTTGTACCTCCCAGAATAGCAAGTGAATTTTGGACTGCATTGTCACCTACACTAGCAACAGGTGGTAAATGTATTATCACAAGCACACCTAATAGTGACGAGGATACTTTTGCTATGATTTGGAATCAAGCAAATAATTTATTTGATGAACATGGAAACGAACAAGACCTAGGTGTAAACGGCTTTAAGCCAATGTTAGCAACATGGGATCAACATCCTGATAGAGATGCCACATGGGCAACAGAAGAAAGAGGCAGAATTGGAGAAGAACGATTTAGACGAGAACATGAATGTGAATTTATTATATATGATGAAACATTAATAGATCCTTTAAAACTTGTAGAAATGACAGGTGTAGAACCTAAAAATAGAATGGGACAGGTTAGATGGTATAAACAGCCTAGCCCAGAAAATATTTACCTTGTTACGTTAGACCCTAGTTCTGGTACTGGAGGCGATTATTCTGCAATACAGGTTATAGAAGTACCTTCAATGATACAGGTAGCAGAATGGCAACATAATAAATCTCCTGTAGAGAAACAAATAAAGGTAATGATGGAGATTATGCATTACATAAAAGAACAAACCATGTCATTATCAGAAATATATTGGACTGTTGAAAACAATGCAATTGGTGAGGCGGCATTAGTAGTTATTAGAGATACTGGAGAAGAAAGTTTTCCAGGAGATTTTTTACATGAACCAAAACGCATACAAGGAAAAAAAGGCAGAAAGGGATACCATACAACACATAAAAATAAGATGGAAGCCTGTTTACAGTTAAAACGGTTAATAGAAAGTAATAAAATTACTTTAAATAGTAAAGCATTAGTTAGCGAGTTAAAGAGTTTTGTAAGCTCAGGAAATAGTTTTAAAGCAAAACCAGGTGCTACAGATGACTTAGTTATGGCACTGGTTATAGCAATCAGAATGGTAGAATATATTAGTGGCTTTGAGGACGATGTTTACAATGCAGTTAATAGTAGTTTAAGTGTAAATCCAAATGATCCAGACGGAATGGATGATATGGATTACCCTATGCCTATAGGACTTCTATAATGGAAAAAAGGAAAACACATAGGGATTTAATTGAAAATAATGTTGCATATCAAAATATGGCTTTATATGGCCAACAACTTAAAACAGAGTTTTACATTGATCCTGACAATTTTTTAGACTGGGTAAACAACCAATTTGAGTGGGTGCAATATAATCCTAGGAAGCAAATTAACAGATACGGACTAAGCATTACTAGTTTAGATGGTGGTTTAAGTGGTATTCCTGATTTAGACAGTTTACGTGAATACAATGCACAATTTGAGACAAATTATAATGAAATGGATTTTTCTATAAGAACTCCGGTTGCAGAGTATCCAGAATTAAAAGATATTTTAGATCAATTCGATGGTGTATTTAGAACTCATATATTAAAATTAAATGCTGGAGGGTTCTTTACTCCACATAGAGACCATAAAGAACCTTTTATTGACAGTTTTAGATTAATAGTTCCATTAGAATTTTGTAATCCTCCATTTTTTAATTTTGTAATCGACCAAAAAATTACTCATTGGGATACTGGATTTGTATATTATGTAGACACTACAAAAGAGCATTATTTGTTTAATGCTGGGAACAGACCTAGTTATTGGATTGTTTTTAATATAGAAAATACAGTAAAAAATGTCAGAAAAGTATTAAACAATTTATCGGTAAGAGTGTAAATTAGATAAATAGACGTATGAACATTAAGTTAATAGCAGAAAGAACCTTTAATTTGTTAAAAGGATTTGGTTTCGATGTAAGCAGTTACAATAAAGAAGGCGATCTAGTTATAGATCCAATGGAGGCAACACGTTTTGCTGTAAAGACTCCTAATGTTTTAGTTAGGTTAGACCCTACAGAAAAATATTTAAGTCTTAAAACTGGCGAACCAGGCGAACTTATAGAAAAATTAAGACCTATGTTAAAAGAATTAGCTCAAGATTACTTATTAGATTTTGATTATTCTGTATTTGATAAACAAATAAAACCAAAAGGTGAAAAGATAGATGTTGCTAAAAAAAGTCAAGAGGAAAATACAATGTCAGAAGATATAAAGGAATTAAAAAGGTTATCAGGTTTGGAAGAAAATCCAAGATTGCAAAACCCACCTGGAGCAAATCTTAAATTTGGCCAAGATACAGGTCGAAAACTAGATTTTACATCTTTAGATGCAGAAGATGAGAAGATGTTTTATCTTGAAGTAGGAAAACAATTACCAAATGACAAAGATTTGAAAAAGGAAAACCCTTTAGCACAACAAATAATGAAAAGGGCATATAAGTTTTATAAACTTAATAAAGAAAATCCTAAATCCGCAGTTGCTCAAGCAAAACTGGCACTTAAAATAACACCTGATCCGATAGGCCAACCTACACCAGAAGGTATTACTGAAGAAGCAACAAATATTCCATGGGCTATGAAAGACTTTGGAGACTTTACATGGAACTCAATAAAAACAGGAATGGACTCTAATGATGCTTTTAAATTGTTCATAGACGGAATAATTCAGTATAGAGGTACTCAAGGTACAGGTGGCTATACAGCACAAAATTTAGCAGATAAAAATGGAATACATTATCAGGAAGTGTTAAAAACATATTTAGATAAATTAGCACAAATGGGTATGTCGGTAGAAGGCGGTACCGGAAAGTTAGTATTAGACCAAGTTCAACCCGGAAGCACTAATGATTCTTCTATAATGGACAATATTAACGAAGCAAGTTTAGGTAAAATGACTGGTAGCAGAAAGTCCAGTTATCAACCACTAGCAGATAATGTTAAAATTATTGTTAGGCATAACAAAGAAGTAAACGAAGAAGTTCGTGGTGCTAGAAGCAGAAACATCCATAGTATTTTAATACAACGTGGAGAAGAGAAATTTAAAATGGCAGAAAATAATCTGTCAGCCGCAAGAGCAATGGCAAGACATTTGCATAATGGCGGAGAAACTTTTGACGAGATAGGTGAAGCAATTACAGAAATGTCAAGAGAGTTTAAAAAATTAAAAGAATTTGTAAACTATGTTAGAAAAGCAAAATTAGTAAATGAAACAAATGAAGAGTTTGTTACTATGGCAATGGAAAACATTAATACAATTAAAACAAATTTTAAAAGACTGAGTGGTGTTAAATCATATGCTAATGCTGTGGAAAGTGTTAAGGCATATAACAATGTAGAATTACTACAAGACGACTTAGACTTAGAAAGCAAATTTACTGAAACACATTTTGACGATAAAGTTGCAAATGTAATGGATAGTTTAAAAGCAAGTGCTAGTAGAAGAAATAGTTTTGAAAGTAAAATTATTACAGCAATCGAATCAGAAAGTTTCAGCAATATATCAGAATTACTTAAAGAAGATGATCTTTTAAACTTTGAATCTCTTAATCAACAACTTGGACATCAGGTTAGTAAACTAGGATATTCTGCCAAAGATGAAACTTTAGGTAATTATTTACATAGCATAAGTGGTAAACTTAATGCTGGTGAGCAACTTAGCCAATTCGAGTATGGTGCAATTAAAAGTTGTTTACTAAGTGCAGGTCAGCACAATGTACAAAGTGCTCCAATGAGTATGGAAGAGTCATATGAAGCATTTTTAGACCGTTTTGTAGACTAGAATACTGGTTTATAGATAAATAAATTTGTTGGAAAAATAAAGTAATTTAATTTCCAATAGTTGTAAGAAAGTACTTGACTTTTTTACATCAAGGCATTATAATAAAAAAACAGTTGTACCCTAAACACAGAAGGTACGGCGAAACATGGCACATAAAAGGAGAAAACATTATGGCATCTTTACAAGAAATCAGAGCAAAACTACAATCAATGGAATCTAAACCAGGCAGTAGTTCCCCCGCTCAAGGCGATAAAGCAATATACCCGTTTTGGAACATCGATGAAGGCACAAGCACCGTGTTAAGGTTCTTACCTGACTCAGATCCAAATAACACGTTCTTTTGGGTAGAACGACAAATGATCAGACTAACATTCCCAGGAATTGTTGGAGGCGAACAAAAGCCAACAACAGTACAAGTTCCTTGTATGGAAATGTTTGCTGGTGAAACATGTCCAGTATTAACTGAGGTAAGACCTTGGTTTAAAGATCCTTCATTAGAGGATATGGGACGTAAGTATTGGAAAAAAAGAAGTTACATCTTCCAGGGATTTGTTAATGAAAATCCATTAAATGAAGAAGCACCTGAAAATCCAATCAGACGTTTTGTAATTGGACCGCAAATATTTAATATAATCAAATCAGCACTCATGGATCCTGATATGGAAAACCTTCCAACAGACTATGTAGCAGGTACTGATTTTAGATTAGCAAAAACTACAAAAGGACAGTATGCAGACTACAGTACTTCTAAATGGGCAAGAAAGGAAACTGCTCTAACTGAAGAACAATTGGCGGCAATTGATACACATGGTTTGTATAACTTAAACGACTTCCTTCCTGCAAAACCAACACCAGAAGGTGTACAGGCGATTGCGGAAATGTTTGAGGCAAGTGTAAATGGAGAACTGTATGATCCAGCAAAATGGGGTAACTTTTACAAACCCTACGGACTTGATGTTGGAACACAGACACAATCAACTGTGGCACCAGCTCAAACTGTACAGCCAACTGCAACAGAGAGTGTGGCTCCTGTAACAGCACCTACACCAGCAGTAGCAGAAACAACTGCACCAGCAGTAGAAACTCCTGCTCCAGCACCAGTGGCTGAAACAGTAGCAACTGCTCCAGCAGAGGACACAGGCAAGAAGTCAGCAGATGACATTCTTAATATGATTCGTAACAGACAATCATAAGGAGATATCATGCAAAAACCTTTTGACTTAACAAAGTTCAGAACTGGATTGACAAAAAGCATATCTGGTATTAGTGCAGGATTCCATGACCCTAGGGATTGGATCAGCACTGGTAACAAAACATTAGACTACCTAATTAGTGGGGACTTCAATGGAGGTATCCCACTAGGTAAAGTTAGTGTGTTTGCAGGTGAATCAGGTTCTGGTAAATCGTTTATATGTTCTGGAAACATTGTTAAAAATGCACAAGATAAAGGATGTCAAGTAGTATTATTTGACTCTGAAAACGCATTGGATGAACAATGGTTACAGGCATTAGATGTAGACACTTCTCCAGAAAAATTACTGAGAGTAAGTGTTTCAATGATTGATGACGTTGCCAAAGCAATATCTGAATTTATGAAAGACTACAAAGCAAATTATGGTGATCTGGAATATGATGAAATGCCAAAACTTGTTTTTGTAGTAGACAGTTTAGGTATGCTTTTAACTCCTACAGACGTTGATCAATTTAACAAAGGTGATATGAAAGGCGATATGGGCCGTAAACCAAAGGCATTAGCCTCCTTGGTTAGAAATACGGTAAACCAAATCGCCCCTTTCCCTATTGCCTTAGTGGCAACAAATCATACTTATGCATCACAAGATATGTTTGACCCTGATGATAAAATATCAGGCGGACAAGGTTTTATATATGCATCAAGTATTGTTGTAGCAATTAAAAAACTTAAACTAAAAGAAGATGCTGACGGAAACAAAGTATCTACAGTACAAGGTATTAGAGCCGCTTGTAAAGTTATGAAGTCAAGATACAGCAAACCTTTTGAAGGTGTGCAGATCAAGATACCATATGAAAGCGGAATGGATCCATATAGTGGTATGTTAGAGATGTTAGAATCCAAAGGCATTGTGGAAAAAGTCGGGAATAAACTTTCTTATGTATCACCAGTAACTGGTGAGGAAATAAAAGAGTTCAGAAAAGGCTGGACTAATGATAAACTTCAACTAATTATAGATGAATGGGGACAAAATCCTAAAGTACAAGATGAAGTTGAGGATATAGACCCTGATGTATTAGAACCAGATATGGAGGATTATACAGATGAGTCCTGAAACAGCACTACTATTAGATGCCTGGGATACCGTTAAGTCGTTTATTCCGGCAAAGGAAAGGCTTCACGTAGCAGAAGAACTTGTAAGAACATTTGAAGATCATGTAAGCATCTCAGATGCAGAGGATCATTTAAATGAATTCGATACAGTTATGAAGGCGGCGTTGGTTAGTCATTTTGATATCGGCCTTGAAGATGAGGACGATGAGGAGTGGGAATATTAATGGCAACCCATTATAATAAAATTGTTGACGATCTAGGTAATATTGTAGATGCTATTGCATACTATGAGAAAGAACTAGAAGATGCAAGATGGGAAGTCAGAATAAAAGGGAGTTTGGAGAAAGCCTCCTCCTCCCTTCCCGGTCTGACAGAGTTTCGCTTCAATCAACTACAAGAGATTGAAGCAATACTCGAACATTTAAATATAGAACTTCGCAAAGAACGTTCTAAAATATTTCGTAAATACCTAGAAAACTATAATAGAACTTTAAGTAGCCGAGACGCAGATAAATTTGTTGACGGTGAACAAAGTGTTATAGATTTATCTCACTTAGTTAATCAATTCAGTCTTTTAAGAAATAAATACTTGGGTATAATGAAAGGTCTTGATACAAAACAATGGCAAATTGGACACATTACAAGACTCAGAACTGCAGGTATGGAAGATATAGTAATTGATTAATGATTAAAACATTTGAATACGACCTAATACAATGTCAAGAAAGAACTTGGCATAGTTGGGAAAATTTTACAGAAACACTAACACAAAACTTCCAAAGTTTTAGGCAGTCAAATCCTGATGAGCCTGTAAAAATTGTTTTTAGTTATACTTGTGAAGGTACAATGTGGCTTGTTGACGGCAGTCACTTTTATAAAGCAATACATGATTTCGGTAAAAAGTATAATGTAAATTTAAGCAATATAACATACAAAGGCTCAAACGAAAAATTACAAGACAGTTACGATAATTGGCATAGGCTATACTCAGACACACCAGACAAAATAAATGTAGTGAGTGAATGCTTTGGACTCTACTTGTATAGAAAAAATAGTGGGTATCATGATAAATTAATATACACTAAAGAAGCACCTACACACCTAAGAAGTAAAAAATATAATTGCCTAAATGCAAATATGTTGCCACATAGATTAATGTTTATGTTAGCAATGCAAAAAAATGGTTTGATAAATACGGAAAATACTTATACAAGTTTCCATGCTTATCCAGAACTATTAAATCCAAGTCCTGAAGATCCTATACTTAAACATGATAAATGGGCCAGCATACTGACACCAGAATTTAAATCTCAATTACCAATACAATTTGATTTGTCTGGGAATTGGGAACAAATATACGATAAGATATTTGAAAGTTATCCTCAGGTAAATGGATTAGATTGGAATAAGGTGGGAGATTTTAGATATCTTTATGAAGATTGTTACTTTACTGTAACTACAGAAAGTTCAGAGAGTCATGATTTATGTGATTATCATTGGGACGACAAAGTAAATGACTATTTTAGAAGTTTTCATAAAGAGATGTTTCTAACAGAAAAAATTACAAGGCCTATGCTTAACTTACATCCACAAATTATATACGGAGCATCAGGAACATTAGAACATTTACACAGTATTGGATTTAAAACATTTAGTGACTATTGGGACGAACATTACGATCATTTAAACGGAGAACGTAAACTAGATGCAATAATGGATATACTAATAGACTTAGGTTCCAGATCACAAGAAGACTTACACGACATGTATTGGGATATGATGCCAATACTTAAACATAATCAAGCAGTTCTGCTCGATATTACTATTTAAACACTTGACATTTAGTTAAAATTTGCTATACTATATATATTAGTTAGGTATATATGGGAATAATTTTAACAATTTTAATTTTACTAGGTTTTGGGTATATCTTTAGAGATACATTTGATAGTCCTAGTGGTTGTTTATCTACAATACTTTCGATTTTATTGTTAATTTATCTTACAAATTTATTATTTACTAGTTGACAAATATAAAAAATTTGTTATAATATACTTATATTTAAATAAAGCCGTGGGAGGCAAATATGAAAAATAGAGACTTTGTTAAGATTAAAAATGGCATACACAGAAGTAAGCCAGTAACAAACGCAGTATTCCCTTTACTCAAAGGGGTAACATTTGGTAAACGTGGAGCATTTGTAACAGTTGATGCAACTGCTTTAATGGGAGCCGAGTTCACAAAAATCAGAGTATTAGTTGATTCTCCAAGTGAAGTTGTTCCAGCAACTGAGCAAGAGTATAACAGTTTTATACCTGAAAACATGAAGCCTAAAAAGAAAAAGGAAACTACCAAACAAGCAATGGACAGAATTGCTGAAAGATTTAGAATCCTTGATGAGATGACTGATGCAGTTGCTAACGGTGTTGTTAGAGGACTAATTGTATCAGGCCCTCCAGGAGTAGGTAAAAGTTTTGGTGTTGAAACTATACTTGAAGAGTATGATGCAATGGCAAAAATTGGTGGTAAAGTAAAAACTGAAATTGTAAAAGGTTCAATGACACCAATTGGTTTATATCAAACACTATTTAATAATAGTGCAGAAGGTGATATACTTGTATTTGATGACTGTGATAGTGTGCTATTTGACGAAGTTTGTCTTAATATGCTTAAAGCGGTTTTAGACTCAGGTAAGAAAAGAACTATTAGTTGGAAAGCAGAATCTTCAGCACTAAGAAGAGAAGGAATACCTGATAGATTTGATTTTAAAGGTGGAGTTATCTTTATTACTAATGTGAACTTTGAAAATGTTAGAAGTAAAAAGATACAAGATCACTTAGCCGCTCTTATGTCAAGATGTCACTACATTGATTTAGGAATGGATTCAATAGACGATAAGTTTATTAGAATTAACCAAATCATTAGAGATGGTATGCTTAAAGAGTATGGCTTTAGCAAGGAGTTCGAAAAAGAAATTGTTGACTTTATGCATGAGAACGCTCAGAGGCTCAGAGAGATATCATTAAGAATGGTACTCAAGATAGCCGACTTGGCAAAAATGAACTTTGATAACTGGAAGGGGTTAGCAAGGTCAACATGTATGACTAGGTTCGATATCTACTCGTAAAGTTTAGAGCCCTTAATAAATATTTTTAAGGGTTCCCCCTAGTGTTCAAAACCCTCCCACTTTGAACACGATTAGCCCCCAAATTTATTTGGGGGTTTCTTATATAAACCTCTTGACAAATTCTAATACCAATGTATAATTAAACTTATAAATTAAATTGCGACTTTTACGTCATGGAGATATAATGAATTTTGAAGATTTTTTTCATAAACACATATTAAAGATTACATTTATAATATGTTTACCGCTTCTTACTGCATGGGCATTTGCAGATGAAATAGAAGAAATTGTTGTGACAGCACAACAAGAAAAAACAATTAAAGCAGACCCAATTACTAGCAGTAGTTTAATGAGTGCTAT